CGACGAAGTAGGTTGGCGAGTCCGAGCATCCCGAGCCCCACTTGTCTGTCAGTTTCACTTGGGAGATACTCTCCGCTTTCTCCAACACCTGTTTTACCATGCAACTCGCACAGCTGGGACATACCTTCAGCAAAAGCATTAGGGATGTCGTCGAATTCACAGGCACCGAGAGAGACATGTTGGAGTAGACAGGTACCTCGTGAGGGCAGGTAAACCTCAAGACAGACGTTCCCTCGGATTCGTTTTCCTTCGTTGTCATATTTTACTTTGTTGAGCCAAATGTCACCTGATTTAATCCCGAATAGAAGCTCTTCCTTAAACGTACACCTCTCCCACCACTCATCGGTGATGTTGATGCAGCGCTTAACCCACGGTAGTTCGGATCTAGGAGTAGTAATAAATTCAAGAGCATCAGGGTGGTTAAGGTCAAGATGACATACCACCGCGCCGTTCTTGTAGATACCTCCGCGACGAAGGATTTCATTTAGCGTTGAATAAATTTTAGCAAAGGAGACCGGTCCAGATGCAACCAATCCCTTTCCATTTTCTTCACCTCGGGGGCGCAGTCGCGACAGGTGAACCGCGCAACCTGCTCCGAAGCGTAAAGCATGTGATACAAATCGCCAGCTTGCTTCAATTCCATCAGGTCCCTCCATGGAGTCTTCAACAACAAACACGGTGCACGAAACCGGTAGGCGGGACGTTGGGTCATCGATCCAAGATTGGACACGTCCCGTGCGAGAAATATAAGATGCGGTCATGGGTTGATAAGATCGTTCAAAACAGGTGGTTGGTAGTTTGGTCCCTTCAGGACCTTGCCGTCAGCACGGCGGATAGGTGCACCGTCCAAGCCTAGCTTAGACATGTTGCTTCGATGGACACGATCTAGTGCTTCCTCCAGATCCCACTCCATATTCTCAGCATATTGAAAACAAACATAGACAAGATCTGCAAGTTCTTTCAGCTCGTTTTCGTAGGGTTCATTGTAAAATGCATTACGGAATTCGTGATACTCTTCATCGATCAAATCCAGTTGCATAGTCCGGTTGTCCGAACTGTTCTGGGTCCCATACGCTGAACGGAATTCTATCGCTTGATCCGAAAGTGATTGGTTCCTGCAGTGTTGTGTTGTCGAGTTCATTTTCAAGGTAGTGGATAGCCTTTTTAAGGTCTTCAATCTTTGTTTCAGGACTTTTGTAACCGGCTCTGCAAATATATTTAATAGCATTGCCTAAATGGTAATTAAGATCTTGATCCCGAATAAAGTCCCAGACTTCTATGGATCCTCTTGTGTAATGGGCGGGTGAAGTGGCCATTGTTTAACTAAATTACTAACAGTATTGGATAGAGCAAAGTTTTGTCTTTGCAGTGCAAGGAAGACAGTAATGATGTCCTCCTTTGTTGCATCAGGAAGTAGATCGTTTAGCCTTCTCATCTTTAGATCCTGCTCCATCGTCAATTCGGTAATCGGCGGCGGGGGTCCAAAGAATCGGTTGTTGCTTGTCGAAGTCATAATCAGATGCTGTAAGGATCTTTGCGAGTCTTGCATTTTCAAGTGCGACTTCTTCCGAAAGATCTTTGTCAGCAAACGCTTCAACGACAGTCTTCCAAGAATACCCTTTTTCTTCAAAGAGGGCGATTGCACGTTTAACACCAATACCGGGTACACCGGCATAACCATCGGTCTGATCTCCTGCTAATGTTTGTACAAGGTGCCACTTCTCTCCCTCTGCCTTTTCCACATTCATCATTTCTGACATGTCAAAGAGGCGACCTGGTATCTGGCGCATGTCCTTATCAGGTGAGCAGATACAACACTTGCCTTGGTTTTGTGTGGCGTAAATACCTAAGGCATCATCTGCCTCAAGTGTTGGCATGAGAACAACTTCGTACTCAGTCTTGAGTTGGTTGATCACACGTTTGTAACCGCAAGGTTTCTTGCGTTGTCGATGCCCTTTGTATGCGGGCTGGATTGATTTACGAAAGTTTACACTATCGCTAAAGAACAGAATTAGTTCAGGTACATCCCAAAGAAAGTTGTTAATAATTTTGAGGAGGTCACGCTTTACATTAGCGTATGCCTCACTAAATTTACTTGTAACAAGAATTACATCATCGCCCCAATCAACTTCAGTTTCTGCACCAGCGCAAGCTTTGTAGACCACGTAATCAGCGTCTACAAGTAACTTCACTTACCTTGTCCTCGACTCATCTTTTTGTTATGACGTGGTCTGCTCAAGTGACCTTGACCTTGACGGGTAGTCTTCTTAGTAGACTTGATTTCTACTTTACTTTTCTTGCTGTACATTAGTGGGTTTCACTCCAGTTGTTTCCGTGGGTTGCTTCCGCGTCGATGCGGATACGCATGTTGTAGTATTCTCCAGCTGCTGTAGCTGAATATACCAAGGATGTTGATAAGTCCCCAACGTGTTCGGGGGCGCATTCAAATTGTAATTCGTCATGTATAAAGGCTAGTTGCGATGCACATATCTGTGCGTCTCGCATTGTGTCTTGGTTGATAACCATCCACCGCTTTGCAATCACACCGGCTCCTGACTGGAGGCAGTAGTTCAACGCTTTGTGAGGTGAATCAACCGCAATTTTTCTTCCGTCGATAGACTTGATGAACCCTCTCTCCGAAGCTTTTTTGATAGCTTCGAGCAGGTCACCCAGTCCTTCAATTGCTTCGACGTATGCTGCACGGATTTCCTTACCCTTTGCTTTAGCTTTTGCAGCGGAGAGTTGTTGGTCATAGCTGTGTCCAATTTTTTCATCACCTGCACCGTACAGCATTGCGTACGTCACGGTCTTCACAGCCCGGCGGCTGATTCCTATTCGGTCAGCGTTGACCTGGTGGATGTCTCCGTTGAGGAGGATGTCGGCGTATCTGCCATCATCATATCTAGCAAGATAATGGGCAAGCATACGAAGTTCAATGCCAGACAAATCAGCCCCGACCATATGTAACCCCGGACTCGGGATAAAGAGTTTTCTAAATCGTTCATCAGCTGGGACTTGCCCTAAGTTTGGGTTACGGTGGGCACATCTGTGCGTGTTTGTTGCGACGGAACAATGATGGTGGATACGTTTAGCAGTCGTACTCAACTTCAGCCAGGCGTTTGCGCCTTCTGAGATCATTCCAAGCATCTTCGTTATCGTCAAAATCCGGAGGAACATTGTCGCTACTTCCGTCCCAATCTCCTTCAGAATCACTTCGTCGATAACAGGTTTCCCAGTAGTTGTCTTCTGCTTTGGAATCCAACCATAGAATTGTTGCAAGATCCATGATATATGATCGCGAGATGATGTGTTAAGTTCTTTCAGTCGAGTAAAGGATGCACCCTTGACATATCCTTGCGTGCGGTTATCTCGTTTAGGAGTGAATTCCGATCCTCGGACGAAAGGGTGCCGGTTTCGTAGTAGTTCTTCAGTTTCTCGTAGTTCTCTGGTGAGAGAAGATGCAAGTTCCCATGCAGCGTTCTCATCAAAAGCCCATCCATGAATTTCTTGTTGCGTTAGGATTTCTTGTACTCTATGTTCTAGCGAGACCCACTCAGGTATGGTAGGAAGTGGTGCCATAATTTTGCTGTTACTTTGACGTCTTGAATACAGTAATCCTCCATTTCTTGTGACCATGTTTTCCAGTCAGAATTGCTTCCGTAGTCTCCTTTGTGTTCTTTAAGTCTGTGACCATATGCCTCAAGCGAGTGCTTACCGTACAACTTCAATGGCATACCATCCCACACATGTTTCTTATCTAAGTTAACCATGTCTGGATGGTACAACCTACTGAGAAGTAAAGTGTCAATGACATACGGTTTCTCAAACCAAGGATAAAGCTTGCAGATAACAGGTATGTCATACCCGATTATGTTGTGACCAATGATCTGATCAGCATCCGCAAGTCTCTGTATGCCCCGAACAATCGGTTCTTGATTACCTTCGTCGTTATAAGAAACGGTCTGGTTCGTCGTGAGATCATGGATAGCAAGGCAGTGGATGGTAGTAACATCTTGTAGCAGTCCGTTTGTTTCTATGTCAAAAACTAAACTCACTTCCCGTTCCATCGAAACGTCTTGTCCTTGAATTGGGCACGTTCAATAGCTTGAGTAGTAGGAGGATTAGGGCGTTTGAGTTCAGAAGTCTGTGCTTGCATTGAACTCTGGTTCTGCTTGAGTTTCATTGAATTTACAGGTGTTGAGGTCATAGTCTAACATACATGCTACTCCAGTTTCGCCTGAATAGCGATTTTTAAGGACTCTAACAGTCGTAGCACTTCGTACTTGGTTGGATTGCTGATTTCTCTCCAGTCCAATAACCGCGTCGCTGAGTTGAGCGATTGCAGCAGATCCGCGCAGTTGTCCGAGCGTAACTCGTGCACCTTCTTCATGATTTTGATCCGATGATGTACGTTTGAGGTGTGACACAAGGAACAATACAATACCTGTGCGTTCGACCAATGACCGTAGCTTGGTCATGGTTGTGTCGATCATCCGCCGTTCGTCTCCGTCAAGCCCAGAAAGGAGGATGGAGAGGTGATCCAAGAAAATGATTCTACAGTCGAGACCTGATGCCAGGTACTCAATGCGATTATAGATAACATCAGGATCATAGCTGCCGAAGCCATCAAAAAGATACAGGTTCCAATTAGCCATGGTAGCGTCAAACGCTTCCGTAAGTTCTTCATGAGTATGTTCTCCAAGGTGTAATGATTTACCTACATGAGCACTCATCAAACCTAGAGCTGTACGGCGGTTGGATTCTTCCAACGCCAGGTAACCGACCCGTTCTCCTTTTGAAAGAAAGTCAGCTGCAAGCTCACGACAGAATGAGGATTTTCCTTGGCCAGATCCTGAAGTGATGCACACAAGCTCGCGATATCTGATCCCGTGAAGCTTTGATTGTAGTCCTTGAAATGGGTAGTCATGATCAGCAGCTGGTGATGGTGTGGTTACAACTTCAAGAAGACTCTTACCTTCAACTATACCATCTGGACGGTAAGGTTT